ATACTTTTACATTGCCATTGCTAAATATCGCTACATATCTTTCATTGACATCTCTGTTTATAGTTTGAATATGAACATTACCTAGTGTGCTAGTACTAAGGTTTGTAACGTGTTGTATGCCTGATCTTTTGACTAAACCTACGACTGGATTACTGTCAGCATTATCTTGTATATCAGCGTGGTCTGACTGCTTAGAAGAATCTGAAGACTGTGATACACCTCTAAGTAGTGTGGGTATTGATCTTGATACTATCGCCATAGTTATCTGTTAAGAACATCAGCAGGTGTAAACGTATTCATAGCATTATTAAGATTTGGGTCGCCTGTTAAGACATTATGATCTGCATTATCCATATCATTTTCCATAAGGTTTGCTCTTGCTCTTGCTTCATCTTGTGCTGTATAAGTTCTTAGTCCATCATCTCCAACTAATCTATCTACAAATACTCTTGCTGCTCTTATGTTTATATATCGTCTAGCAGATTCAGGGATTTCATCAAAGTTTCTAAAGTAAGTAACATTACAAGTTAAATCTTCATCAAAAACATAAGTATTATTTTTTCTGTCATACATCTTTAAACCTCTTTGTATGACATCAATAGTTGGGTGGTCAAAAACATTAGCATCTACTTTCAATATATCTGTACCAAGAGCAATTTGATTACTGCCATCTCTAGTTAGTACTACATTAAATTCTTGATTAAAAGACCAACCTTCGTTCTGTACGTCTTTATTTATTTCGGCTAAAGTCTTCTGTGCAGTAACAGCATCTACTGGAAGAGTGCCAGTCAGGGTATTAATAGGTGCTTCGCCTATTGCAGCAAGCATAATATTAATACATTCAAGTTCTGTGGTTGCAGCTACAGCCATTGTTCTTTACTTTTTTGACATTTTCAATGCCATTAGATTGCTTTTTAATTTTTTAGACTTTTTCTTGTCTGTTTTTTTAGGTCTTCCTACTTTGTTTCCGTAAGTACCTTTTCCGTAAGGCATAAAAAAAAAGGGTATCTAATAATAGAATACCCTATTTTATGAAATTAGGTAGATTATGAAGCAGACAATTTGATTGTTGCTGCACATTCTGGTCTTAGGATTCCATGCCCAAGTGCGTACTTCGCTAACATCAGCGTTGATTGATACATAATACCATAATCTGCACCTGAAATTTCAGTTGTCATGTCCTGTAGTTTTACAGTTCCGACTGCGGATTTATGGAATACCAAACCTAGCGTCTTGCTATCATCTCCTGAGTAGGTGTTATTAGCACCTGAAGGGTTAGAGCCTACGTTAGTTTGTGGTACGTTGTTAGACATCATTATGGGGATACCTGCAACCTGTGTTACTGTACCTGCTGCAACAGAACCATTACCCTGTGGGTTAAAGTCTGTATTCATAACTCTGGTAGCAGACTCAGGAATCTTATAAAATTCCGCAGGTGGCAACACACAGAATCTATCTGTGCTTGGAATGTCACGCTTGTCAAACTCTTCAGCAATATCATAGATAGCTGCAACCAGTTCATCACCAGTTACGTTTGCTGAAGCTGTATTACCAGAAGCAAGAGTAAGAACAAAACCGCCATCTCCACCACTAAGAGTAGTTGATGCACGACTAGCATTAGCAATTACCTTTGCTACGTTTTGATCGTATGTCTTGGCAAGTGCCTTTCCTAGTTCAGCAGAATAAGTAGCTCTTACATCATAGTGATTCTTAAGCTCATCTAATCTGGCGATTACTGCTTGAGCAATGAGCATATCATCTATGTTGATGATCTTCTCATTAGCCTTGATTTGGTTTGCTCCTACAAGGGGAGTTCCGATTGTATGATAAGCAGCAGTCGCAGTACCTAAAACTGGAAAACTTGCCGATTTGCCAGAAGCAATAGTTCTGACAGTATGTAGTTGCTCGTTGAAAATATTATTCTGGGCAAAACTTGTTAGAACCTCTCCACTAAAAACTTTCAGGAATAGTTCATCAAAGTTTGTACCAGTATTATTAACAAGACCGAGCCTACTTACAGTTGCGTTAGCCATCTGTTTAGTAAGTGTTTGTGAATAATTTGTACTTTCTCTGTCTTTACTAACCTTTTCTCAAAGCGTTATCTGCAACGTGGTTGTCAGGCACTTTGATATGTAGATGTTGTATGCCGAGAGCCTAGCAGTTCCACTTGCGTAGAGCAAGTGCCTTTCTAGTTGGCCGCCCTTTACTGTCTTTCATTGCTCCTTTGACACCTTTCATTCTTGCACAAAAAGATTTTTTTCTAGCTTTTTGTCTAGGAGAAAGTCCACTCTTTTGAGTGACAGGTCGTTGCAACTTAGAACCTGTAGCAGCGTTTATTCTTCTTCTCCCACTTTCAGACAGTCCTCCTGTTGGATTCTTGTCTGACTTTCTAAGAGATAAAGATTTTCTGCGTGGAGACATGAACTACAGATAAGAGTAGTTAAATAAAATATAACAGTTATGCTGCTCTTTGTCGTCTTTTGTGATTGTAACTTATTCTTTTTCCGCTAGTTTTTTCCCTTTTAAATCTAAGTCTTTCTCTATTACTTAACTCTTTAGTTGTTTTAGGAGTCTTACTACTAACCCTCTTTGAAGGTCTGCAAGCAGGGTAAGGTCTGCCATCTCCCTTCTTACGACCACAGGGTTTACCTGTTTTTACATCTACCCATTTCTCTTTGAACCACCTGTCGAGACTCATGCTTTGGTGTAACCTCCACCTGCTGCTTTATATTCTCTAACAAGCTGACCACTTGCATAAGCAGAAGGCCACTTCTTGACTCTTGCTTTAACTTTTGCTTTGATTCTTGCATAAAGTTCTGGCTTGGTTGGTTTGTTAGCCATTGCCTACTACCTTAGAGTCTTTTAATCTATCATACACAGATAATGTATATGCTTCATCTTTACCATATCTAGGGTCAGCCATAGCTTTTGTAAGTTCTGCCTGTGTCCTGAATGTATTGGTATTACCTGCTGCTGTTCTACCATTTATTAGTTGTGGTTCATAACCTTCTGCTTCTCTCATCTGTGCAGCAAAACCTTGTACTGCAACCTTAATCATTGTGGGGTCTTGAGTATCAAGTATCTTGTCAAATGCTTTAAGAGTTTCATCAGGTACATTAGCCTGTGTCCATTCTCTTAGTTTTGAGTAACCTTCCTCTCCACCTGTAACTGATAAGATGTCATTTAACTGTGCATCTTTTATATCTTCAGCAGGGTTAGCAGCACCCCTTAATCCATCTAGGTAAGTATCAATAACTTGTTTAGAGAATCCTGCTTCTCCTAGTTTCTCGTAATCATCTTCTGTAATTTTACCTGTCTCTGTAAAAGTATTACTAATAACTTGTGGGTCAATACCAACTTCTTCTAAGACTGAAGCTAAACCATCTCCATAAATTTCAGCAGCGTCATAGTTGTCATTACTTTCTTCTGTCTGAGTTTCTTCCTCTGTAGATTCTTCAGCAGTATTTTCAATACTACCTAGCTTACCTTCCAGTTCTTTGTAACTATTTACCATATCCGCAGCAGTTTTAAACTTACCTGCGATAAGGCCATTCTCATCTCTTAGACTTTCAATATCTTGTGAAGACATTGGTGGTGTTTCGTTTGCCTGTATTTGTGATGATGTCATAGTGGTTTTTTGGTTTAACTATAAGTGATTGTGCTGCCATGTCTAGTAGTGACAGTACCCTTGTTCTTTGATTCAGGTGTACCTTCTTCGTTTACACCTAGTCTGCTGACAACAGCATTTTCAGGAGCTATATATCTCCCATTGTTGTCTCTTGGCTTTGCAGTCTTTTTAGACTGGCTGTTCTTGTTGGGCATTGGAATCGATTTGTTGTGAGATAAGACCTGCTTCAGCCTGTTTCTTGGGGTCAAGTAAAGGCGAGCCTACAGCAGCACTACCAAGACTTCTAACGAGTTCTTGTTGTTGTAGTTGCTGTTGCTCCGCAGCAATCTGTTCTCCTGATTTTACCAATGTTTCAGTTTCTATGCCAATACTGGTAGCCAACCTCTTAATAGCTTCGTCAACATTAACGTATTGTCTCATCACATCAGCACCTAGAGCCTGTGCCAAAGTAGTAATAAACTCAAGTAGTTTCTCTTTATCTTGTCCTCTACCTAGCCCTTGTAATCCTGTGATGATTGAGATACCTACTATATCTTTTGGTAGTTCTGGTACTCTACCTGCCTTTGATAGTAAGTGCATACGTCTTCTTAAGTAGGGTAGCTGTAGTTCAGAACTCAAGATAGAGTAGATTCCACCAAGCGTTGACTCTAGTTCCTGTGTCAGTATCTTTAGCTCTGTACTTGTTACTCTTTCAGCGTCACGTTGTACTGCTTTAGCCATCAAGAAAGCATACTGTAATCTTTGTTCTATTCTCTGTACTGCTGTAAAAGATGTCTGTAAATCTGCTCCTTTGCCTACCTGTAAGACAGATACATCTTGTGCATTACCTTCTCTAATAGCTCCGTTAGGTGCTTTAGCTAGGGTACTAGCTCTGGTTGTACCATTAGGATTTACAAGAAAGACTGTGCGTGCAGACGCAGCAGCGTTTTCGATTATTGCTTTCATCAATCCTTCAAGAGAAATTAAATCCCCTCTGTACTCTTCAACGTATCCCCTTCCGTAACTCTCTGCACTTAATCTTGTGAACCTGAGATTTATAAAAGGAGTTACGTCTTTCCTTGCCCTACCTTCTGTATTAGGTATCCTTTCTCCCTTACACTCTTGATGCCAGTTAAAGAAATCTCCATCTCTCTTGACGTGTGTGTATATATCTAAATCCTCTTCTAAAGTATTCTCTGTATATTTTGCTTTCTCTTCTAGTCTTGCTACAAAGTCAGGTGGCAAGGCTTTACCATTTACTGTTTCTTTAATAATAATTTCTAAAGTATTTCCATTAGGGTCACGTCTGCATACATACTTTTCTAATGGATATACTTGTAATCCTTCGTTTGTTAGATATAACAAAACATTCCCACCAACAATAAGATGTTTCAATGCTTCAAACATTGCGACTCTATCATTTGATATTTCAATTTCACGCATCAAAGCATTTTCAACTTTGCGTAATGCTCTATCTATCTCACTAATAGCTTCAGGATTATTACCATCTTGTTGTATTTTTATTTGATCTAATACAAGTTTGAAGAAAGGAATGTTTGTAGGAAAAAGACCTGTCAAAAGTTTTGCTGCAAGGCTGTTGACACCTGCTGCTCCGATTGATTGATAAGGTGTTTTGATTTTACTTCTTCTTGCACCAGTACCACCTGAAGTTTCAGGTATAAGATATGGCAGGGTTAACTTACTAGACTCTTGACCTTCCCTTAAATAGGTTGATCTCTCTTGTGCCAGTTGTTCATACAACCCTGCTGCTGTCACAGCCGAAGAAGAATATTCCATGTGTTAAACAGGTGTCCTTAAATTACCAGATTCGGTTTGTGCATTAGCAAGTAAAGGTATTCTTAAAGAAGCAGTACCCCTTCTAGCTGCTGACCTTGTAGTTGTAGTTGCAGCCTTTCTACCTTTCTTGGCAATGTCTTTTCTCTGTGTACCTGTAACAACTTGTTCAGCAGTCTTCTCTGCTTTAGGTGCTACTGGCTCTGGGTCAGGTAGTGGGGGTGGGGGTGGTGGACTTCTGAAGCACATAGTTAAACTCTTCCTCCTTTTCTTCCACCATCAGATGATGATTTAGAAGATTTTTTTGCTTTTGATCTTAGTGTACTACGATACTTGTTTCGTGACATACTTGTAAGCTTCCCATCAACTTTTCTTATTACTCTTTTATTACCACCGCTTTTTGACTTGGTTAACAATTCTTCTGTTCTTCCAAGATTAGGGTCGTTATAAGTTCCTGCTTCTATCTCTTTATCTTTCCTTGCCATTCTTAACTTCTCTGTTGCTTTCTTTGTGTTCTTTGGTTTATCTACACCTGTCTGTTCTCCTGTAACAACAGGGGGTGCATCTGCAAACTCAGGTTTTTTAGGAGCAGGTGCAGCTTTAGCACCACCGAAGAAGCACATAATTAAATACCTTTGGTTGTGTTGTTCAACATAGTCTCACGTTGTCTTTTCTGTTGTTCAATAAGATAGTCAACAACACTACGTTGCCCTGCTCTATACCATATCTCTCTATCAGAGAATGACAAGTCAGGGTGTCGTTGTGGGTACAGGTTATCTAGACCTTGAATAAGGTCATCAGTTATTACAGGTAATGTGTTGCTTGCCATAGTTTTATGGTATCATTAAATCAATGGGAGTGGTTACCCATTGGTAAAGCGTAGAGAACCCCTGAGACAAGTGACTCGTCTTGGGGGTTTTCTTATGGATTCCAAAGTTTTACTGTACCTGTATTGTAGTCGTAATCTCCTTCTCGTAATATTCTAGTAAGTCTTGCATTAAGAATTGCATCAGCCAAAGTGTAACCTTTCTTTGTATAAGTCTCAGCAACCTTAGACCATAGTGCATCTATCGTGTCAGGTGTATCTGCTAATAACTTAGTAGCAGTTACCATGCCTGTACCTTTAACTCCTACTATTCCATCTGTACTATCTCCTGCTATAGACATCTCAAACCAATGTCTGTTTGCTTTCTTCTCTGTAATATGTTCTACTTCTTCAGCAGCTATCAGCTTACAAGGTATAGTTCTCATGTCCTTATCGACTGATACTATTATTGGATTCTTATACTGACCGTTGGTAGCTAGTAATCCAAGTACGTCATCTCCTTCAAGGTTTGGATAAGATACACAGTCATATATTTTTTTGCAGTTATTAATTACTGATCTCAAAGCTAGTGGTTTTCTTTTACCTATCCTATGTATTTTGTACTCTGGGAATATCTCATGCCTAAATGTTGGATAAGAAGTAAAGCACATAACTATATCATGCTTGTCTCCTGCTATGGTTTTGAAAACATCTATCCTGCTATCAATCAGATTCATAATATCTCTTTCATCTGAGTGAAGAGTATGTTCGTGTTCAGTCCATCTTGTGTCTTCTTCACAGGCACAACAAGAATTGTAGATCAACCAGTCTGCATCAATTAGTAAAGTCATAAAGCTCCGAATGTGTTTTCATAAACTACTAGCCGACCTGTCTTTTGGTCGTACAATAACTTATCTACTTCGCCTGTCATACCAGTATGTCTCGACTTCAATACCTTTAGTTGTAGTCTCTGTCTTTCACTAGCATCTCCTACTTGGTTTCTTGACGCACCAAGTACTACATCTGATAGCTGTACCAAAGAGTGAGAACCTCTTAGATCAGATACAGATATATCTCTACCCTCTTCGTGTCCTTGCCCTTGCGGTCTGCGTAGATGACTTACTACTATCAAAGCTATGTTCGTTGCTTCACATAAACTTCTTAACTTAGTCATTGTCACGTCTATTGCACGTCTTTCATTGTCTAACTCAAGACCAGACATGACTATTGATATGTGATCTAGTATAACTACTTGTACTTTATCTACAGTTGCCAGATACCTTATCTGTTCTAGCAATACATCAGGGTCAAGACTGCCAAAGTGATTATAAAGAAAGAGGTTGCGAGTTGAAGTCAACTTATCAAACGCAACCTTCAGTTCTTCTTTTTTTATGACATCTTCATTTAAGTGCAAAGGTATATTTAAGTCAATACCTACTAGACCTTGAAGTGTTCTTTGTACTGTTTCTTCTAAACCTATGTAACCTACTTTGAGATTCTTTTTTAAGAAGTGATAGCAGAACTCTCTGCATATCGTTGACTTACCTGCACCACTACCACTAGCTACTGTGAATAGCTGACTAGGAAACAGACCTCTTGTATATTCATTAAGCATTGGATATGGAAAGTCACATACAGCTTTACTTGTTTCTTTAGTAAACAAATCCCAAGCGTCTGCTGCATTGATAAGAGAGTCAGGTCTTACAGGTCTAGCTTTCCATAGTCTTTCTTGTACTATATCTCCTTCGCCTAATACAAGATGATCGTTAACGTCATTACGATCTAGTCTTGCTATGGCAACCTTTCCTTTGGGTAAGATTTCTAAACATTTTTCTGCTGCTTTGTTACCTGCTTCATCATTATCAAAGCATAGAACTATACGACAATAAGTATCTAACCATTTATAGTTTGCTGCTAAATACTTAGCTGCTGACTGTACACCTGACGGAATAGATACACAGGGAAACTTATTACCCTGTATCTGTGAACCACTCATGCAATCTATTTCGCCCTCGAAGCAGCTTACAAAGACTGAACCATTACTACCATGCTGTCTCCATAGGTGCTGACCCCATAGCTGTACGTTTGATATGTCTCCTATCCAAGCAAACTTTTTGTCAGCAAACCTAACGTGTTGTGCTACATCATTACCTTTCTGATCTTTATATGTAGCAACCTGAACAGGCTGACCTCTAAACTCTGCCTGTCCATAACCAAATAGTTCGCAAGTCTCTTTAGTGATTCCACGTTTAGCTAAAGCTATAGGTGTAACCTTTAATAGTTTGGGGTTTTGTTTTCGTAGTGGAATGATAGTCACTTTCTTTTCTTTCTTGTTGGGGTAATAGGTATAGCCACAGTCCATAGTGAAACAATGCTTATGTCCATCACTAAATACTGCACAGTTTTTCTTGCCACACTCAGGGCAAATCTCTTTAATCTTGTATTGGCTTTTCATTGAGACTGCACTTGTGTTCTTTCAGGTTTATATCCACCCACTCTTTGCCATTGAATACTATCCACATTCTTCTGTAGTCATCAAACATAACGCAACCTATCTTTGGGTCGGGTGGTAAAGGGAAGCTAGGCATACCAAGAGTCAGGAATAAATTTGTCACAGTATTGAAACCCATGTCTCGTACACCATTGAGCATACGAGATAGAGTTCTTTGCTTTAGATAGTTTGGTTCTACTATTTTGAAAGCAGAACCTTATATCTAGGTCGGGTCGTTTCTTCTTAATCGCAAGATGTTTTCGTCTATCTTCCTTTGAGAAGTACCCCTTCGTTTCAACAATAAAATTGTTGAGTATAAAGTCAGGCCGATAGGTGCAAGTAATTTCATAGTCAATGCTGAGTGTTTCATAGGTAAAGATAATTTTCTTTTTGTTTAGGTTGTCAGCAAATTGACTTTCAAATTTACTCTTGTACTTAGAAGTCTGCTCCAGTACTGACTGTTTCTTTTTCTTCATAGCTTGCAGGTTCAGTTGTTTCAAAGTCACTAGCTCCACCACTAAAGGGAACTATCTCTCTGAAACAAATAGATAGTGGCATACACTTTATGCCAACACCATTAGCACCTGCGTCATAGCCTGAAGCTAGGAAAGATATTTGACCTGTAGTTTCAGGACTTATCTTATCCATTTCTTTTCTTTGTTCTTCAGTCATCAACAAGTTTTGTCCAGTTGCAGGGTCATGCTTGAACATAGTAATAGGACTATTTTTACCCTTCACTCCCATTACATTTTTTTTCAAACGAATAATTAATCCTTCGTCTTCAAATGAAAAAGGGAAGCTAGGTTTACCAGTCTTCTGACTCTTTGTAAGAGTAAACTCTCTCTTTGGAAATGCAGCTTTTAACTGTGCCTTCCACCCTTCGATCAAGTCCTCTAACTGTTGTGCTATTTTCTGACTAGCTTCGCCAATAGGAATGATAGCTTCAGTCTTCCATTTCTCTACACCTTTATATTCATCAGGTGTTACTAACCATGAGTACCTAAAACGTGTACCAACAGGAGTGACTATTTTAATAGTCTCCGATTTAATTTGTTCCATTTAGCTTGGATTGTATGCGTGTAATTCGTCTTACTAAAGACGTATATTTATTGTACCTCTATCTCTTGTCATGTAAATATATATGGTGCAGTCAACACATCTGTAATATCAAAGTCTCCCATATGTAGTGCAGGTGGTAATCCTTTGGTATCACTTAGTTGTTCTGCTACTTGATGATGTAGGTTGTCTAAATTATTGTCACTATATATGTAGAAAAATGTCTGCTTCACACATTCAATCAGTCTATCAAGATCAGCAGCAGGACTACCAAAGCAATCATGTATTATACAGAACTGGTTAATATCCATCTTGCTTGCTTCAACCAAAGTTAACTGTAGGTGTGCAGCATCAAAGCTATGTATATAATTACTTGGAAAACCTTGAGCCTGTTTTCTTTTATCAACCTGTAGTGTAGGTTCAGCTAAGTTTAATCTCATACTTGAGTTGCTTAACTTGGTTCTTATTATCTTACTGTTGTTGACGTAATACTTTTGCTGTACTAAAAAACCAGAGGGTGTATGCCATGAGATAGTTTTGTTTTCTTTGTTAAAACATACAGCTATCTTTGATAGATACTTTAGTAACTTTATACTCTCAGGACTAATCATACTTACAGCAGTCTCAATAATTGTTGCAAGATAAAAATTGTTCTTAAAATTTTTTGCCATAGAAATATTTTCATTTACAAAGTATCTCTCTACATGATTAGCTATGCCAAAGGTTGTTGAGTTGTAAGGTATCATCAAGACTGGTTTCTTTATAAACTTCCTAGTTAGTTTCTCTCTATGCTCATACCATAGCTGACCTTGAGTTGAGGTATCATTCTTTAGTAGTGTCAATACTTTTGCAAGTACTTCTTTGTATAAATCCTGCGGTTGCTTACTGTATTGTAAGTTAACTTTACCTGCTAGTTCCTTACAAGATACCAGTCCTGCTATGTGTTGGTAGCCATTGTTAGTACCATCAAGACAACAACAGAATCGTGAGATAAAACCACTATTTAATCCACCACTTTTCATAAAGTCATACCACTCTTTGCACCATGCAAGAAACTGGAATGGGTCAGTAGCATTACCCCATATATCGATGTTCTCTATAGGGTCAAGTGCTACTTGTTCTGCATAGTCCTGACCCTCTATGTATGCCCACTCTAGTCTCTCATCATAGCTACACTTACTCATACCAAAAGCGTTTGCTCCTGCTATAGCTAACCAGTCCAGTTGTCTTTTAGTCTTGATCTCTCCACCTTCATAGAATTGATGTAATCCTCTAGCTATATCAGTACCCTGTGGGTGGAAGTGTGCAGTTACAGGATAAAACCTAGAAGTAAAATCCATTTGGTATATGTGATAAAATTTTTCTCCAAGAAATTTTTTTGCAGTATCAATGATTGATAGTATCTGATACCTTTTGACTTTGTTTTTGTGGTTAGTATCATGTGTAAGACCTGCGTGGTATCGCCATGTCTTTGTCTTCTCCTTATCATTCCAGTCATCAGGTTTAGGTGGTAGCTCTAATGGTTCTTTATTTATCAACCCCCCTACTTCTATACCTTCTTCCCAACAATATACAAGAGTATCAAACACAAATTTATTTACCCCCCACGCTGTATGTGACGCAAGGTTTAGAGCCTTTAGACATACTGTTAAGTTTTCTTCTTGTAACTTTTTTAATGTCTTTGGATTAGTAGTCTTGATAGCATTTGTTCTAAGTCTCTCGGTGTAATAACCTCCATCAGATAGTGTTGTATATTCTTTGGGTTTATCGAAGCAAGGAAGATACTGTGGATATGCAGCTATCCGATTAGCTCTACCCTTTTGTATCCACTTCATAGCCACTTCAGTAAAGACTAAACAAGACAATAGACTTTTGCCTACTCTCTTGTTAATCATCTTCACCATACCTACGTTTACCATTACTAGATCAATAAGAACTAGACCTACCTTTAACTTGTCTTCCTTCTTCCAAGTCTCAAACTCTATACCCTTCTTACTCATGTGAGTTCTAACCATATTCTTTTTGTAGCCTGTATGGTTTGTATCTCTGGTATGTCTCTTGATGTTCTTAAAATACTTGGGGTCTAGCTGTTCAAAAATCGTATAACGCATCTCATCTTCCAACATTTGACCTATGTTTATGGCGATTGTTGTTGTTGGTTTTTCAAGTGATGTATTATCTATGATTACTTTGAAAGCAATAAAAGAAACCACGTCAAGGTCAGGGAACTGAGCTATATACTTGGCAGCCATAGCCCTGACTCCTGCTTTACCAGTCATTGATTGTTCAACGTATAACTTCAATGCTTTTGTAAGGGCATCAAGTCCTGCTTCAATCATGTTTCTAGCGTATGGTGTTTCAGACTCCCTGCCCTTCTCTCTCAGTTTGTTATTCCTAGATAGCTTGTTGTATCCTGAGATGCTAAAGATACTTTGCTCTAGCTCTAGTTGTTTCTTACTTGGTTGCATTTAATACTCCAACTACTTGGTGCATAGAGTCAGGTGCTAGATGAGAATACTTCTCTGTCATTTGTATGTCTTCATGTCCTAGCCAGTCTCGGATTATTAGAATTTGTACCCCTGCTTGAGCAAGTCTTGAACCGCAAGTATCTCTAAACAAATGTATCCTGTACCACTTGTGTTTACCATAGCCCAGTTCTGACTTGGCCTTTTGGAATATACTATTAGCCCATGTGTAGTCGTGATCGAACAGTAGGTCTAAGGTATTACACTTGTCATAGTAAGGCTTGATGATAGACCTAACCGCATTAGTCATAGGTACTGTATTAGGTCTTCCGTTCTTCCTGTACTGGAATGTAATTTGATTCTTGTCAAAGTCAACAAATCTTTTTTCAAGTGTTAATAGTTCCATGACCCTGCAACCTATATCAATCAAACACTTGAATACATCTCTGTGTTCGTGGTGGTTAAAGGAAGTCAGGTAAGACATGAGTTCTCTTTCCATGTCAGCAGTCAGGTAGTGTACCTTTTTGTTCTTCTTGACACGTCTAGGTTTAGGAAACTCAGGCATAGTTATATACCCATCATCTCTACAGTCTTCTAATACTAGCTTGAGATGACCCATCTTCTTGTTGACTACTTCATTACAGTTAGGTCGTGACTTGTTGTAGTCATTCATCTTGTTAATGAGACTGGTAGTAATCTTATTTACTGGTATGTCTCCAAGTGCTTGAACATTATGTCTCATGCTAGTAAGAAAATCTTTAGCTGATACATCTCCGTTCTTTCTCCTGCGATAAGTTTTGTTCGCAGCTTCCTTGAGTGTTGGTACTTTCTTTTTCATTGTGACTCCATAGGTTTATAAGGGTGGTTAGTTCTTTGATACGCTTTTGTGCGTAGTCAATCTTTTCTCTTGTGTTCATCAAGGCATAAGGTCATCAATCCTTTGTAGCTCTGGTAGCTTTGCAAAGGCAATAAGATCAACGATATTGTATTCTCTTGTGGTATATCTTTTACCACAGTCAATACATTCTCTTCGCCTTGAAGTGTATGGAATGTTAGCCTTGTTCTTATTGATAGGGTTAGGCTTGCCACTCCTAAAGCGAGTCTCAAGATTTTTAGTATTGAGACTCCGACAGTTAGGACATATACTCATTAAGTTTTTTCCTCTGGTTTAATAAGTTTATTAATCTTATCTCTTATCTTTCTTAGATTCTCTATAGTCTCGGCACTTGCTTTGTTACCATGCTCTGCTTCTCTCAAGACGTTATCAATCTCAAGAAACTTTGCAAAGCATTTAACCATAGTTGATGACTTCATATTAGGAAGATGTGCTTGATCTCCTTCGTTATCTTCAGCCGATAAATAACCAACTGAAGAATCATCAAACATACCTTCTTTGTAAGAGACAAATTCCATGTCTTGCCAATGACCATCAGGCCAAATGTGTTCTATTCTTGAAGTGTTCATTGTTGTGACTCCTTAATGGATAAAGTTGTTTTTACAATTTCTCTTTTGAGAATTGTGATAGCTTCCCTAGTGGGTGTAGTTCGCCAGTAATCCTTTGGTTGTGTACCTATAATCCTACAAAGACGATCATAGATAGACTCTAGTTCCCAAAGGGTTTGCGAGGGTTTGCGGTGCTTCATATCTAATCGTGAAAGTTAGGTAGGAATTGACCCTCTAAAGTTTCTATCTTCTTGAGTGGTTGTCTTGCTAGATCAGGGTATTGCATATTCTTAAACTTTATATGCTCCCACCCTGCTTGCTCTACTATTAGTTTGGCACAGTCAAGATAGAAGTTGTAAGGGTCGTGACCCATATCCCTGATGTTGTCATTCATGTAAGGTAGAGCTATCGGTTGTCCTGCTAACCACTCATCTAAAGTAGTTCGCATTGATGTTGTGTTAGGACTAGCACTTGAGAACCATAAGTTATAGCACCATTGGAATTTCTCTTTGTCATTCCAGTTGTACCACCCTGAGTTATCAAGTCCGTTACAGTATTCGCTATCATCTAGTTCAAATTCGATAGCGTCTAAGACGATTGTTTTTAGTGAAGTTTTCATGTGACTCCGTTTGTTTGGTTAGTGGGTAGGGCATACCCTTAGTCAAGTATGCCCATTTGTTTTTTTGTTGTCAACTCATGCGTTAACAGCACCATCTTTAATGCTGACTTTCTTATCTACCCATGAACTGTAACCGCCCATTGAGACTATTACTAAATGTTCATAGATTTCAAAAACGTGTTCAAGATTTACAGCTTTCTCACTCTCAGTTAATAACTTTGTTGTGCGAGCTATCCAACTTGAAACATAATCTACTTGTTGTTGTGCATCTACAGGCGAACAACAAAAGTCTCGATTGTGATTAATCCAAAAGACTCTCTTAAAATCTTTTGATGTAATTGTTTTCTTGTTAGTCATGTGACTCCTATGTTTGGTTAGTAAGGGCATAGCTCTTACACTATGCCCAGTTGTTGTATCAAGTGTTGTCGGATTTGTCAACTATCGGGTTAAGGATAAAGTTCTTAGCTTTTACTGATTGTCCTAAGATAGTGTTAATAAACTTAGGTTCTTCTCTGAGTTTATTAATCCAGTTCTTAAGGTAACTAGCGTGTTGGTCATCAGTTGTGCTGACTTTCAACTCTCTAGCTAGTAAGAAGGCTGCACATTCTGTAATGATTTCTTCTTCAGCGTATAGCTCAGAGCCAAATCCACAGGCTTTGACAATGCCGTCTCGTTTGAGTCTCTCTTGAGAACCCGTACTATGACAGGCTTCATGCATAACTACAGCGTAGTAATTCTCATTGTTTGAGAATCTAGTGCGGTCAGGTACTACGATCTCATCAAAGAGTACATCATAGTATGCGGTATTCCCTTTGTTACTGAAGCTTCTAACGTGTTCATCAATGTAGTTGGTAACTACTATGTCATGCACACGCTTTAACCTGTCATCTAGTGGTTCAAAGTTGGTAGCCTGATGTTGTTTCTCAAGGTCAGCTATCCTATCGTCTAGCTTCTTTTGATTCTCAGGAGTTGAGCCTACAAAACAGCCTATATTGAACACCCTAGTAGGTTTAAAGATAGTAAATGAACCACCTGTCTCTACCTGTAGGCCATCAGGTTTAGACTCTTCTAAGGGTTTAGTAGTTTTGATAGTGATAGGTCTAAGAATGACTGCACTCTTACTACCTTTCTTGATTTTGAGACCCCATTTTTTAGCTTGTCCAAAACCACACCAGTAAGGATATTTATGGCCTTGAGCTAGTTTGTAAATTTCAAGGGCTATAAGGTTACCATTTTGGTAGTATTCCCCTGTAGTGATGTTCATGTGGTCAGCTTCAGGACTCCACTCTTTGCGAAAAGGGTTACAACCTTTTTCCATTAGTGAGATCAGCGTATCAGCTAATTCTTTAACCCCTTTATCAGGGTCGAAAGGTTCTTTAGTAGTTTGTTTTTTGACAGTTGTTTGGGTCATTGTTTTTGGTAAAGTAGTTTTGGTTAGAGAGTCTTTGTTAAGGACTCTTTAGAACCTACTTAGTAGGCTCTAAGGAATCGTTATTAGAATTGAATAGTTGGTGCAGTTGTTTGTAGTTTGAAAGTAAACCCTAATTTTTTAAGGGCATTAATTTTCTCTTGAGTGAGAGTATCTTGACCTGTCAAGGTTTGAATAGGTACTCTTTGCTCTTTGTTGACTACGTCAACGTATTCCCTGCCGTATGCAGTTCTAGTACTTACTAAGATTTCCATTGTGGTTTTTGGTGGTAAAGGTTTGCTTAGAGTCTTTGGACTCTTTAGAACCTATAACTAGGCTCTAAGGAATCTAAATGACTACGAAATAGTAGTTTGAATGATCCCAACCCATAGAAACAATCTTCATATTAGGGTTGTATTCTGCTAGTGGCCATGAGTCTATAAGACTCTGAGCAGCATTGAAAGCATTTTCTGAGGGTTCTAAATCAAAGTCCTTGTTGATAGTTTTAGAGTAGGTAACCCCATCATCTCTTAAGTGAGTTGCTTTGATTCTAGCCTGCTTGTAGTCAGTAGCCCCAAGATATTTAGTCTTGATTACAAGACCCCTGAGACTCTCAGGAATAGTGATGTTTTTCATAGTGTGGTTATTTTTTGATGAAAGCAGATTTAGGAA